ATATATTAAAGAAAATCTAACTGATTCAACAGGTGGAATGCTCAAATCAATTAGATTTAATTGGATTATTCCAACTACATATAACTATAATTTTTTTGATGTATTTGTAAAAACAGATGCAACTGGCAGTGATGGAAACTATCATTACCATGGAACTGCTTATACTAATACATATGTTGTAACTAAACAATCAGATGAGACACATGTGTGGGTAACGCTACAAGCACCTACATATCCAAAAGAACTAACAGCATCAGCACAGTTATTTCAAACGGCATCGATTAACATCTAATGATATAATGGAGATATAATGTCAAAAGTACCGCTACCAGAACGAGGACAACCTTTAGATGTGTCATACATCTATCAACTTGGCAATGCTTTAAATCAATTGTCAGACCAAGTTTCTAGTGCAACATATAACTATACAACAATTGATACATCTTCAGCAGGACCACAGAGTATCAAAACATCGGAAGCAAGAGTAATTGGTGGATCTGTAACAGTTGCTAACAATAGTACCGTTACCGCATCAACAACTAAATCTTTTACTTATGCATTTCCTAGTGACTTTAAATATACACCTATAGTAACAACATCTGTAATTAACTCTGGTAAAACAGCAGCAGGTGAAAATGTTTCGGTTATTCTAACAGATGTAACTAGATCAAACGTATCTGGTATTGTTAGATTTAACGCATCTGGAGATCTTTCAATTATTGTTAATTTAATTATTGTTGGTATCCCTAACTAAAAGGATAATAAATGATTTCTTGCACAAAATGCAAAGGCAAGATGATTGTTGACAGACAATATTCATCTAATGATCACCTAGAAGTATCTTGTATTCGTTGTGGAACAAGAAGATTTTTTCATCCACCTTCGGCAAGCAAGGAGGGTATGTGGCTACTCCAAAAGGAAAAATTGTTAGCCAAGCATACAATAACGAACCTGTAATCAAAGGAAACCAAAAAATTTGGTTTTTAAATAATGATTTAGTTAGGTTATATCATAGTTCAAGATCAACTGGAATGGTAACTTTTTACAACATTACAAAAGATAGACTTGAAACATGCTTGAGAACTGATTTTAGAAGAAACCGTGAAAGGGCATATACTGTAGCAGAAACTGCAGTACTTGTCAATAGACATCGTAAATATTTTCCAAGATTAATTAAAAAAGGTTTGGTCCCCCCACCTACTGGATCAAAACTAAATGGAGAGCGTGGTTGGCAAATTAGAGCGTATTACTCTGAATCGCAAGTAAAAGAGATTCGTGATATACTTGCAGGTATACATATTGGACAACCAAGAAAAGACAAGTTAATAACAAATAATATGACTCCTACTAGCCAAGAATTGACAAGGCGAATGGGAGACGGTATACTTACATATACGAAGACAGAAGATGGCAGGTTCGTTCCTGTCTGGGGAGAAAGCATTAATTAACCCTTGAAAGGGGATAAAGTGGTAGAGAATAACGAAGCAACAAAGGTATCTGCAACACTTGGATACACATTAAATCTAGGCAACTTTCAATCGCTTAGGGTAGATCTTGGAGTAGTAGACCATGTTCGTGATGGTGAGACTACAAAGACTGCTATGGACCGTGTTTATAATCTAGTAGAGTCAGAAGTCATCCAAAAGGTTCAGGATGCACGAGAGGCTCTTGTAGAAGAATAAAATGGCTGAACGCAAAGACCGAATGGCTTTGCTCAGTCGTTACAACAAGTTTTATCTGCAAAGATATGAACATAAGTCAAATCTCAATCTAAATGTTGAGCAATGGGCTGCAGATGCTCTTGTTGAATCATATGGCTTACAGCAATGCTACGAATTACTTGAATATTATTTTAAGGTAGCACAAGATCCTAGTTGGAACTTTTTTGCATACAATACAGAGAAAATCCTTAATGGTAAACTAGATGTAGAAAACGATATCAAAGAGAGAGAACAAAGAAGAGCGATGGCAAGGAAGTGGTTAAGTGAATAATACAGAAGCAAAGTTAATTTCAGCAGTATTGCAGGATAAGCAGGTGCATGTATTATTACAAGCCAATGTTGATAATATATTAAGAACACATAATGATGTTTGGACATTTATTAGAAACTATTCTGAAGCAAATGGAACTGTTCCTCCAGTAACACTAGTTGTAGAAAAGTTTAGAGATTTTGATTTTATAAAAGAGGTTGGTGCTACAAAACATCACCTTGATGAATTACAAACAGAATATTTAAATGATAGCCTAAAGGATATTCTTCGTAGTGCAGCAGGGGAAATTCAAGGTGGAGAAGGATCCAAAGCCCTAGAAGCACTGATTACAAAAACATCAGAATTAAAAAAGAATACTTCTAGTATTCGTGATATTGATGCAACAGATATTGATTCTGCTATTGCATATTTTGAAAAAGTAAAAGAACAACAAGCACTTGGCGTACTTGGAATTAAAACGGGATTGCCAGGATTTGATAACTACCTACCATCTGGAATTATGGCTGGACAACTTGGAGTATTTCTTGCATACCCAGGAATTGGTAAATCATGGATGGCTTTATATTTTGCAGTACAAGCATGGAAGCAAGGCAAGACTCCATTAATTATTTCTCTTGAAATGAGTGAAACAGAAGTTCGTAACCGTGTATTTGCAATTATGGGTGAAGGTCTTTGGTCACACCGCAAATTATCTAATGGTGAAGTTGAACTAGATATGCTTAAGAATTGGCATGCAAATAAAATTCAGGGAAGACCTCCATTTCATATTATTTCTAATGATAGTGGTGGCGAAGTAACCCCATCTGTAATCCGTGGAAAAATTGATCAATATAAGCCAGACTTTGTTGTGGTTGACTATCTTCAGTTGATGAATCCAAACCAAAAGTCAGATAATGAAACGGTAAAGATGAAGAACCTATCTCGTGAACTTAAACTTATGGCTATTAGCGAAGAGGTTCCTATTATTGCTATCTCTTCCGCTACCCCTGATGATGTAAAAGATCTTTCAACAGTTCCTACACTTGCACAAACGGCATGGTCTAGACAGATTGCCTATGATGCAGACTGGGTTTTGGCTTTAGGTCGTGCTACCAATAGTGATATTATTGAGTGTGCATTTAGAAAAAATCGTAACGGATTCATGGGAGACTTTTTAGTACAAGTAGATTTTGACAAGGGATATTACAGATATAAAGATTATGAAGGACAGAATGGCTAAAGAATTATATACAGAAGAACAAATTAAAAGAATTCTAACTGGTGCAGGAATTGATATTGAAGCAGAGTTTGGTCTTGATTTTATAATTTATTGTCCTTATCATAATAATACAAGAACACCTGCAGGAGAAGTATCAAAAGAGCATGGACTTTTCTTTTGCTTTGGATGCCAAACAACAAAAAATCTTGTAGAGTTGGTGATGCATACTTCAGGTAGAACATACTTTGAAGCAATGCGATATATTAAAAGCAAAGAAACAGAAACTAATATTGAAACTGTAATCAACAAGGCATTATATGCAGCACCAGACTTTGTTCAGTTTGATGAACTATTAATTAAAAGACTAAACAAACAAGCACTTGATACTCCAAGAGCAATGAATTATTATCATGGTCGAAGAATTACAAAAGAATCTGTGGTTAAATTTGATCTTGGTTATTCAGAAAAACAAGATTCTGTAACAATACCTGTTCATTCACCTGACGGATTATGTATTGGATTTGTAGGCAGAACTGTTGAAGGTAAAGAATTTAAAAACACACCAGGATTACCTAAAAGTAAAATACTTTTTAACTTGCATAGAGTTAAAGCATCTAGTATAGTATATGTAGTGGAATCATCATTTGATGCTATCCGCTTAGATCAAGTAGGTTTCCCTGCCGTTGCAACGCTAGGGGCTAATGTTTCAACTTCTCAGATGAAACTATTAGAAAAGTACTTCAATAATGTAGTGCTAATTGCAGACAATGATGAGGCTGGAATGATTATGAAAGATAAACTAATTGAAAAATTAGGAAGTCTGATTACCGTTGTTAGTCTTGATAAAAAATATAAAGATATCGGCGATATGGATGATGATGAGATTAAAAAATTGGAATTCCAGTTTGACAATTCAATCATTGCCATGCTAAAATAATATAAAACACATAGGAGAAAAAATGACAATTGTCAAGGGGCTTAAAAACATCAACGCATTAGTTGACAAGCCAAAATTCGAAAGCACAGGAACAAAGGTCCGTTGGGTAAAGTTGGTTGACGGACAAGCAGCAAAGATTCGTTTTATTAACGAACTTGATGTTGATTCAGCAAACTACAATGAAGATCGTGGTCTAGCAGTTGTAGTATCAGAGCACACAAATCCAAAAGATTACAAGCGTAAGGCAGCATGCAGTCAGGAAACTGAAGGCCGTTGCTTTGGTTGTGAAATGGCTCGTAAGGAACCAAAGGGTGGCTGGAGAGCACGCCTTCGTTTCTACACAAATGTTTTGGTTGACGATGGTACAGAAGAACCATATGTTGCAGTATGGTCACAGGGTATCAGCAAGCAATCTGCATTCAATACAATCCGTGAGTATGCACTTGAAACAGGTAGCATCTCAAATCTTCAATGGAAGTTGAAGCGTAATGGTCAGGGTACAGAAACAAACTATACTCTTATTCCAAGTACTCCAGATACAGAACCATACAAGTGGGATGCTATTGAAGCATTCAACCTAGAAAAGGTTGTTCGTGAAGTACCATATCCAGAGCAGGAAGCATTCTATCTTGGATTTGATACTCCTTCAGTTACCAGCACAAATATTGACTGGTAATCAATGAACTACGTAGGCTTACATGTCCATACACACTATTCCTTAATGGATGGTGTTGCTACTCCAGAAGAATACGTGAACCGTGCAGTTGAGTTAGGGATGCCAGCAATTGCCATCACTGACCACGGTACTTTATCTGGGCATAGGGAACTGCACCGTATTGCAAAAGCAAAGGGTATTAAGCCTATTCTTGGTGTAGAAGGCTATATGACGACTAATATGGCAGACAAGAGAGCAAAGGCAGATCGCACTGATCCTCTTGATTTGAATTATCATCATATAGTCCTTCTCGCTAAGAACCAAATTGGTTTGGAAAATCTTAATAAGATTAATGAAATTGCATGGACAGATGGTTTCTTTAGTAAACCACGATTTGATTTTGAAACACTTGCAAAGTATAAAGAAGGAATTATTGTTACATCTGCTTGTCTAAGTGGATGGATTGCAAAAGCAGTTGAACTTGGTGAACTTGCAACCGCAAAGAAATATATGCAATGGTTTAAAGAAGAGTTTGGCGATGATTATTATATTGAAGTAATGCCACACAACTCTGCTGAGATTAACAAGGGTATTGTTGAACTTGCCGATGCAATGAAAATTAAGATTGTAGTTACTCCAGATTGTCACCATGCTGACACAAGTCAAAAAGAAATTCAAGAACTGATGCTTATTCTTAATACTCATGCCAAGTTAGAGAAAGATGTTACATACGATAAATCAAAAAAGAAGGAATCTTTTATGGATCGTCTTGATTATCTGTATGGTGCAGACCGCATGATGAGTTTTAATAAGTTTGATATCCATCTTCTTTCTTATGAAGAGATGAAAAATGCAATGCTAAAGCAAGGCATTGACCGTGAAGATATGTTTACATCTACACTTGAAATTGCTAATAAAGTTGAAGACTATGATATTAAAGAACATATGAATCTTCTTCCTGTTCAATATAAAAATCCAGACAAAGAATTAGAACAACTATCTATGGATGGACTAAAATTAAAAGGTCTTGATACAAATCAGGTATACCTAGATAGAATTAAAGAAGAACTAGATATTATTAAAGATAAAAAGTTTGCTCCATACTTTCTAGTTGTTCGCAATATGATTAACTGGGCTAAAAAAGAAGGAATCATGGTTGGTCCAGGTCGTGGATCAGCAGCAGGCTCTTTGCTTTGTTATTCACTTGGTATTACAGAAATTGATCCAATTGAACACGGACTATTGTTCTTCCGTTTTATTAATCCAGAGCGTAATGACTTCCCTGATATTGATACAGATATTCAAGATTCTCGTCGTGAAGAGGTTAAAGATTATCTAGTTAGACAATATCGACATGTTGCATCTATTGCTACATTCCTGCAGTTTAAGGATAAAGGTGTTGTTCGAGATGTTGCTAGAGCACTTAACATTCCGCTAACAGATGTTAACAAAGTTCTTAAAACAATTGATACTTGGGATGAATATACATCATCTAAAAATTCTGCTTGGTTCCGTGAAAAATATCCAGAGGTTGAAAAATATGGTGAGCAACTTCGTGGTCGAATTCGTGGTACTGGAATTCACGCAGCAGGTGTAGTTACAAGTAAAGATCCAATCTTTAGATATGCACCAATGGAAACTCGTTCAGTAACTGGACAAGATACTCGTATTCCAGTAGTTGCTGTTGATATGACAGAGGCAGAAAATATTGGTTTGATTAAGATTGATGCTCTTGGTCTAAAGACACTTAGTGTATTAAATGATACAGTTGATATTATTGAAAAAAGACATAAGACAAAAATTAATTTATTAGAGATTGATATGGAAGATGCAAATGTTTATCGTATGCTTTCAGATGGTTACACAAAAGGTGTGTTCCAGTGTGAAGCAACTCCATATACCAACCTACTAATCAAAATGGGTGTTAAAAACTTAGCAGAACTTGCTGCATCAAATGCTCTAGTTCGTCCAGGTGCAATGAATACTATTGGAAAAGATTATATTGCTATTAAGCATGGGCGACAGGCTCCAGATTATAAGCACCAAGTTATGAAAGAATTTACAGAAGAAACATTTGGTTGCATTCTTTATCAGGAACAGGTTATGCAGGCTTGCGTAACTCTTGGTGGAATGTCAATGTCTGAAGCAGATAAAGTTCGTAAGATTATTGGAAAGAAGAAAGATGCAAAAGAGTTTGATGTTTTCAAAGATAAGTTCGTTGATGGTGCTAGTCGTTTTATTTCTCCTAACCTTGCTCGTGACCTTTGGCACGATTTCGAAGCACACGCAGGATATTCCTTCAATAAATCCCACGCCGTCGCTTACTCCACACTCTCATACTGGACAGCATGGCTAAAATACCATTATCCACTAGAGTTTATGTTTGCATTATTGAATAATGAAAAGGATAAGGATGCAAGAACGGAATATCTTATTGAAGCAAAAAGAATGGGGATCCCCATTAAACTTCCGCATATTAATGATTCGGATATTGATTTTAAAATTGAGGGTAAAGGTATTCGGTTCGGACTATCAGGCATTAAGTTCATCTCTGATAAAATTGCAGAAAGATATATTGCAGCACGCCCATTCAACTCATTCAAAGAAGTAGAAGAGTTTACATTTACTAAGGGTAATGGAGTGAATAGCCGTGCATTACAGGCAATGAATTCTATTGGTGCATTAACATTCCAAGATAATCCTGCAAATCCTGCAATGGTTAAGGAAAACTTATACGAATACCTTAATCTTCCAGAATTTAATATGTCAGTTCCACAACATTATTATGCATATATAAATGATATCGATGAGTTTGAAGAAAAAGGCTCTTTTATTATTATGGGTATGGTAAAGAGTATTAAGCGTGGTACTGGATGGTCAAGAGTAGAAGTGCTTGATAAGACTGGCAGTATTGGAATATTTGATGATGAGCAAACTACTATTGAAGCAGGTAGAACTTATATTCTTCTTGCATCAGATAATAGAATTGTAAGTGCAATTCCTGCAGACGAAATTAAAGATTCTAAAGATCCTCTTGTGAAGTTTTTAAATTATAGAATGCTTCCATACAAAGATGATGAGATGTTTGTGGTATCCTTTAAACCTAGGGTAACAAAAGCGGGGAAGAAAATGGCTTCATTGACAGTAGCCGATGCAGGTAGAGAATTACATCCAGTAACAGTATTTCCTACAGCATTTGCAAAAGCATATATGAGTATTGAAGCAGGAAATGTTTATAAGTTTAAATTTGGTAAAACTAAAGACGGAACAGTGATAATGGAGGATGTAAATAATGTTTGACGATTTAGCAGAAAAGTTACACGCAGTAGCAGTAGAAAAAGGTTTTTGGGACCAGGATGTTGATGACATTTTTGTTGCAAAACAACTTATGATGATTACATCTGAAGTAGTAGAAGTACTAGAAGCAGTTCGCAAAGATAAAGGTGAAGAAGAAATCTCTAAGGAGTTTGCGGATATTATTATTCGTACCCTTGATCTTTACGCTGGAATGGTAGAGGCAGGGTACACAAAGATTTCTTTGGATTATGCCTTTGATGAAAAGACTAAGTTTAATCTTACTCGTCCAGAAAAGCACGGGGTACGATTCTAATGACAGTTACAGTAGAAGATGTATTAGCACAACTAAACCCTAAACTAAGAAAAACAGTTATGTCTGGAGACTCAGTACCTTCAACAGAGTATGCACAAACCCCGAGTTTTGGTCTTAACAAGGCTTTAAACGGTGGTTTGCCATATGGTAGACAAGTATTGGTCTGGGGTTCAAAGTCGTCTGCAAAGTCCTCTCTATGCCTTCAAATGATTGGTTTAGCACAGAAGGAAGGAAAGATCTGTGCTTGGATCGATGCTGAAATGTCGTACGATAAATCATGGGCTGAAAGACTTGGAGTTGATACTTCAAAATTGATTGTATCTCAATGTCGTACGATTAATGAAATGGTTGATATTGGAACTAATCTTATGAACGCTGGAGTTGATATGATTGTTATTGATAGTATTACTTCTCTTCTTCCAGCAATTTATTTTGAAAAGGATTCAGATGAACTTAAACAATTGGAAAACACAAAACAAATTGGTGCGGAATCTAGAGACTTTAGCAATGCATGGAAAATGCTTAATTATGCTAATAATAAGGTTAAGCCTACTTTGCTTGTCCTTATTAGCCAGTCTCGCAATAATATTAGTGCTATGTATACCAGCCAGCAGCCTACTGGTGGTCAGGCTACTAAGTTTTATTCCTCTACGGTTATTAAATTATTTTCGTCAGAATCAGATAATCAAGCAATAAAAGGAAAAATTAAAATTGGAGATAAACTAATTGAAGAAAAAATTGGTAGAAAAGTTCGTTGGGAACTTCAATTCTCTAAAACTTCACCAGGTTTTCAGTCTGGAGAATATGATTTTTATTTTAGAGGAGACGAAGTAGGTATTGATGGTATTGGAGATCTTGTAGATACTGCAGAACTTTCAGGGTTAGTTACCCGTACTGGTGCTTGGTATCAACTTGAAGACGGAACAAAGGTTCAAGGTCGTGATGGTTTTGTAAACCGTGTTAAAGAAGATTTAGATTTACAGGATAGTTTAAAGCAAAAATTAAATGGCTAACGAAAAGTTTAAAATATTTACTGGAGAATTCATTTGCAAAACATGCAATGAAAAAGTTGGCAGTTTAAGACTTTGGCTAGAAACAGCACACGCAACATGGATATGTTCTCAAAAACATATTTCTAAAGTTAACTTTATTAAGACAAAGAAAGATTATGAGCGAGAGAACAGAGAGTAAGCGGATAGGTGCTAAACAGCATAAGAATTCAGGTAGGAATACCAAAAAAGGTGATGCCACTTGGAAAAATTTTACTGTTGATTTTAAGGAATGCTCAAAATCTTTTACAATTAATAAAGATGTTTGGGCCAAGGCTGTCACGGATGCCATTAGAAATAATAATGATCCAGCCATTTGTATTATCCTGGGTGAGGGCAATGCAAAAGTAAGGCTGATGGTAACAGAATTTGAATTAATAGATCAGTTAACAGGAGAATAAAATAATGTCAGAACAGCAACAAACAACAATAGAAATGGTTAATGGCTTAGTAGAGATTGCAGAATTTATGGGGGATGAAGAACTAACAACCGCCCTGACAATGATTGCTAAACTCATAATCAAACCAGATATTCCAATTCAAGTAGCAGGTCTTGAAATTGTTAGACTACAGGCAATCGCAGCCAAACTGTCTCTCAAGGCGACTTGGATGGCCAATGTTGATAAATCAAATAGGGCTAAGAAAAATATTTACTATACTGCTGCAGAATCAGTCAATGATTTAGTTTCAGCACTTAAGTACATCATGCGATAGTGATATAATAGATAAAACAAAGGAAAAAAATTGACTAAAAATTTACTACAGCAAGTGATGCTTAAGCCCTTAGAAAAAAAGAGTTTTATTAATAAAGAAGACTTGATTACAAAAATCCAGTCAGGATATACGGTAAACCGTGGTCCAAAGCACACACAGAAGAAAACATTTGCACCTTCTACTATTGCATATGGACATGGAGAATGTCCTAGATACTGGTATTTAGCATTTGAAGGTAATGTCTTTGAAGACACATCAGATGCTTATAGTGTGGCAAACATGACTGCTGGAACATTATCGCATGATCGTATTCAAAATGCAATGATGGCATCTGGGGTAGCAAAAATATTTGTAAATGAAAATAATGAAAAGACAACTGAGTTTAAGGTAACACACTCTGACCCACCTATTTTTGGTTGGGGAGATGTAATGCTTAATTGGGAAGACGAAGAAATCATTGGCGAAATTAAAACAATGCCAAGTGAAGGATTTGAATACCGTAAAACATCAGGCAAACCAAAATCTGGACATTTAATTCAATTGCTTATTTATATGAAGATATTCAAAAAAGCAAAGGGAGTTTTAATTTATGAAAATAAAAATAATCACGAACTACTTATATTTCCAGTAGAGGTAAATGATTACTATCGTAAATGGGTAGATGATGCCTTTCAGTGGATGAGAGATGTTCGTAAGGCTTGGGAAGATAAAACACTTCCTAAAAAGAACTATAGATCTAATTCTAAGATTTGTAAAACATGTCCAGTAAAAGCAATATGTGCTGATGCTGGAGAAGGTGTTTTAAAAATTCAATCATTAGAGGAGTTGAGTGAAATTATGTAATCGGTTTGAGTGTGATGAATACTTCAAACCAAAAGTGAGTTACCAAATTTATTGCAGCGAAAACTGTAGAGATATTGCTACACGAGAAAAAATTGCTGAAAGATATAAGGCTACCAGATTACAAAGAAGAAAAAATAAAGTAAGGAAATGTAGAAATTGTGAAGAGATTCTTTCTGTGTATGCAGAAGGACCTCTTTGCAATTTTTGCAACATTGATCCAAAACTTGTTACCAAGGCTTTAAAACAACTTAAACAGTTAGGAATTTTAGGGTATGAGCAAAGAGAAGACTAAGCCAGAAAGAATCTGTGCTATTGATGCTAGTACAAATAGTATTGCTTATGCAACATTTCATGATGGATATTTAAAAGAATGTGGCAAACTTAGTTTTGAAGGCTCTGATATTTACGAAAAGGTTATTGATGCTGGAAGAAAATCAAAACAATTGTTTGACCATATTGTAAATGTAGATGCCATTGTTATTGAACATACAGTTTTTATGAATAGTCCTAAAACTGCTGCTGATCTTGCACTTGTTCAAGGGGCTATATTAGGTGCTGCTGGTCAGGCTGGTATTCGTATCATTGGTAAAGTATCACCAATAACATGGCAAAACTTTATAGGTAATAAAAAGATTTCAAAAGAAGAACAGTTCTTGATAAGATCAAAGAACCCTGGAAAGTCTGTTTCATGGTATAAATCATATGAAAGAAATTTAAGAAAAGAAAGAACAATTAAGTTTATTAATATAAACTATGATAAAAACTTGACAGATAATGATGTGGCAGATGCCTGCGGTATTGGACATTGGGCTACTCATAATTGGGCTAAGGCTATTGGAGTTGACAAATAACATTATGGCTGCTAAACTATATAGTAACGAGACTTGGCTTCGTAAGAGATTTCTTATTGATAAAAAGTCTCCAGAAGAGATTGCAAAAGAATGCGGGGCAAGCGTAGAAACTATCTATGTATACCTTGCTAAATTTGGACTAAGAAAGAGTAGGCGATGAGCGATAACCTTCATATTACGGTTGATCAAGTAAATCATCCAGCACACTACATAAGTGATCCTTCTGGAGTTGAATGTATTCAGATTACTAGACACAGAAATTTTAATATTGGAAATGCTTTTAAATACCTGTGGAGAGCAGGATTAAAAGATGAATCCAAAACTATTCAAGATCTTGAAAAAGCAATCTTTTATATCAAAGATGAAATTAATAGATTAGAGGGCAAATATGTCAACTGAAGAAGATTTAATTAAACATCTTGATGAAGTAAACACAGTCGTATCTGAGTATTTAAAGGGTAATGATCCAACTCTTATTTCTAAAGAACTTGCTATTCCAAGAACTCGTGTTGTAACATTAATTAATGAATGGAAGTCTATGGCTTCCGACAATGCTGCAATTCGTGCTCGTGCTAAAGAAGCCCTTGTTGGAGCAGATACACACTATAGCAAATTGATTTCTAAATCATACGAAGTTATTGATGAAGCATCTATGACTAATAATCTTAGTGCAAAGACTGCTGCAATTAAACTTGTCATGGATATTGAA